TTTAATTTCCAATATTCCGGGACTTACCGTAACGCATATGTTCCTGTTCTATGGAACACTGAGAGCGACAACGATGCTCCCGACAATGCTCACGCTGTTAAAGGTTAAGCTAACGAGCAACGGGGTGGTGGCTGGAATCATCACTTCCTTTGCCGTAGGGCTTCCTATTTTCGCCTGTGGCACTGTTTTTGATATACCGGAGTATAAAACAATAGGTAGCTTATTAACCGTCCTGCTGGCGGGATTTGTAGCTGTGCTTATGAGTGCGTGGAGGAAAGTTCATGGAAAAAGTATTGGGTAGAAAACAGAGTATCAGAAATGAAGATTGGATAAATGCAATGCAGCACATTGAAGATCTGGTAAAGAAAGAAGAACTGGATACACTTGTTGATCAGACAGTATCTGAGATTCTGGAACAGACCGAAGGAAAGAAAGCAGCGTTCGCATGGAGCGGAGGGAAAGATTCCCTCGTGCTTGAAAGGGTATGCGAAATGGCAGGAATCCACGATTGCCTTATGGCAGTATGCGATCTGGAATATCCGGCGTTTATGGAGTGGGTTGAATCCCATAAACCGGAAAAGCTGGAAATCATCAATACCGGTCAGAACATGGATTGGTTATTGAAACACCAGAATATGCTATTCCCGCAGAAAAGCAATGTAGCGGCTCAATGGTTCCACATGGTACAGCACAGGGGGCAGGCAAGGTATTATAAGACACACGATCTGGATATGCTGCTACTAGGAAGACGGAGAGCAGACGGAAATTATGTCGGTAAAGGCTCAAACATCTATACGGATGGAAAGGGCGTTACAAGATACAGCCCGCTTTCGGACTGGAGCCATGAAGCAATACTCGCATTTATCCATTATCACAAAGTACCTGTTCCGCCTATTTATGAGTGGCAGAATGGGTATTCCTGCGGAACACACCCGTGGCCGGCAAGACAATGGACCGGATCCGTGGAAAACGGGTGGAAAGAAGTATTTGAAATTGACGGCAGGATTGTTATCGATGCGGCGAAGACGATACCGAGTGCCAGAGAGTTTCTGGAAAAGAACGGTAAGTAACTGCTGGAACACCGGAAGAATTGCAGTTCTCCCGGGAAATGCGATAAACATGACAGTAAAACAAATTGCTCCTTCAGAATAATTTTGGAGGAGAAACCAATGAAACAATTAACATTGAAACTCAGTGAACTTGTCCGGCCGGAACGGAACATAAGGATCCATACGGAAAAGCAGCTTGAAGAATTTGAGCGAAGTGTGAGGATGTTTGGACAGATCCGGCCGATCGTTGTCGATGAGAAAAACACAATCCTCGCAGGAAATGGATTGTATGAGACATTACTGCGTATGGGAGAGGAACAGGCACTCGTCTATAAATATGAGGACCTGACGGAATCACAGAAGAAAAAACTGATGATTGCCGATAACAAGATCTTTTCCCTGGGAATTGAGAACCTCGACACACTGAATGAGTTCCTCGAAGAATTGAACGGAGATTTGGATATTCCTGGATTCGATGAGGAAATCTTAAAACAGATGGTGGCAGACGCCGATGAGGTCACTGAGAAAATTTCAGAATATGGAACCTTGGACGAAGAGGAGATTCAGCAGATCAAAGAAGCGAACGAAAAACGGGAGCAGAAAGAACTGGAATCCGCTTCAGAAGAGGGGAAAGCTATTGTGCAAACTGATTTGCCGCAGCAGGGCGGGCAGTCCGCCACGATGGAGAGTCCGGAATCAGCAGAAACCAGACGCTTTGTAATCTGCCCGAAATGCGGTGAACAGATATGGCTGTAAAACGATGTGAGTCCAGCATAGATGTCGTAACAGCAGCCGAAATCAGAATAAAGAACGTCTTCCGAAACGGATTGCCGGTATTCTTTTCTTTTAGTGGCGGGAAAGACAGCCTGTGTGTAGCACAGCTTCTGGTAAATCTGGCAAACCGAGGAGAGATAGACATGAAACAGCTGACTGTGCAGTTCATTGATGAAGAGGCGATCTTCCCTTGCATGGAAGATATGACAAAGAAGTGGCGCCGTATCTTTATGATGATGGGAGCCAAATTTGAATGGTACTGCGTAGAAGTAAAACATTTCAACTGTTTCAACGCCTTATCAAATGATGAGACGTTTATATGCTGGGACTCAACAAAACAGGATGTGTGGGTAAGACAGCCACCTCCATTTTCGATTAGGAACCATAAGCTGTTAAAGCCGAGAGTGGATGCGTACCAGGATTTTCTTCCGAGGGTATGCACTTCCGGAATAACTCTCGTAGGAATAAGAACGGCGGAATCATTGCAGCGATTACAGAATATCGCCTCAATGACAAAAGCCGGAAGAACCATGACAAACAAAAGGCAGGTATTTCCGATATATGACTGGACAAATAATGATGTCTGGCTGTTCCTGAAACGGGAACATGTTGACATACCGGAAATATATCTGTATTTATGGCAGTCCGGTTCTTCAAAGCAGCAGCTTAGGGTTTCGCAGTTCTTTTCTGTAGATACAGCTCGCTCGCTGGTAAAAATGAATGAATATTACACAGATCTGATGGAACGAATCATCAGAAGAGAGCCGAATGCTTATCTGGCTGCCCTGTATTGGGACAGCGAGATGTTCGGCAGGAGCACAAAAGGCCGCCGGCAGATGGAAAAAGGTTCTGATACCAAAGATTACAAGAAGGAATTGCTTACCATGTTCGCAAATATGGATGTGTTCTTCGATACTCCGCATAAGCGGCATATCGCAGAACGATACAGGAATTTCTTCATGCAGGTGTCAACCATTGCTACTGCAGAGGACTTTAAGCACATATACGAGGGACTCATCTCGGGAGATCCGAAGATGAGAACCTTCCGGGCGCTTTATCACAGAATTTATGGTAAATACATCAGCAAAGCGAAGAAAATGGAGGATTCAAAGCATGGACAATAAATTGACAGCACCGTTATCTACCCTGCAGTGGGTACCGAGAAGCAAGCTGAAACCGAATGACTACAACCCGAATAAGGTATCCAAAGAAAACCTGAAACTGCTTACACAGTCAATTCTTACGAATGGCTGGACTCTTCCGATTGTGGTTCGCCCTGATTTTACGATTATTGACGGATTCCACAGATGGACTGTAGCCGGACAGGAACCTCTGGTTTCCATGTTGGATGGTCACGTTCCGGTGGTTATCGTTGATCACAAAGAACATTCGGAGGATATTTACGGTACCGTTACTCATAACAGGGCAAGAGGTACACATCTGCTTGAACCGATGAAGAAAATCGTAAAAGAACTCATGAATGAGGGAAAAACGATAGAAGAAATCGGAAAGCAGCTTGGTATGAAACCGGAAGAGATCTTCAGGTTATCAGACTTCTCAAAAGAGGACTTCCTCAATATGATGACAAAGGATGTTGGAGGTTTTTCAAAAGCGGAATTTGTTACAAAAATCTGATTTTAAAAACTGTTATACAACATATAGAACACAGAACGGCGGTTCGGGCGAGTGCTCTGACCGCCTTACTTGTGTCCGAATAAAATGCGGAAAGCGAGGTGATGGCGTTGCCGAGAGCAAGAAGTCCAGATAGCATTGAGGCGGAAAAGATGTTCCATGACGGTATGGCTCTGGTTGATATTGCTAAGAAACTTGGCAAGCCTGAAGGAACTGTCCGTAGGTGGAAGTCCACCCAGAACTGGGATGGAAACAGTAAAAAAAAACAAGGCGAGCGTTCGCAAAAAGATAAAGCGAGCGTTCGCAAAAGAGGAGGACAGCCTGGGAACAAAAACAGCAAGGGGAAACAGAATGCAAAAGGGCATGGAGCGCCGAAAGGAACTCAGAACGCTCTGAAGCATGGAGGGTACTCTGCTGTATATTGGGACACGCTGGATGAGGATGAGCGAGAGCTCATAGAATCCATGCCACAGGATGAAGAGGAAATCTTGATAAATCAGATCGCTCTTTACACAGTCCGGGAACGCCGGCTTATGAAAGCAATCAATAAGTACCGGGATTCAAAGGGAGGCGTGTATGTTGCCGGAGCGATAAGGTTTGAGAAAAAGAGAACCTTCAAAGACGAT